TTTTAGACAAGAAAATGTAGACCAGTTTCCTACATCTCAATCAAAGATAAATGCACCATCAGATTCACCTAAACCTAGAACACCAGACGGTGCAATGTATTCAGATGCAACATTAACAATACTATCTAATAAGAATAACCCAGTATTAAATGTTAACTTTTCAAATGTATATCCAGTATCACTTTCTGCATTACAATATACAAATGACCAATCAGACACTCAATATATGAGTGCAACAGCAACTTTTCAATATCAATTATTTAAATTTGAATCGTTGTAAGACTTGACAACTTTTTAATTATAGTATATAATACCGTATGGACTTACAAAAAATACAAGAAATGTTTGATAAAGATTCTAAGATTGATGAAACTAACATCAATCTAGAAGAGACTAGAAGTCCAGCATTACTTAATAAATATTTAAAACTTTATACTAATTTTAGACTTATGTTAAGTAAAGCTGAAACTGATATGAAAATATTAAAAAAACAAAAATGGGAATACTATTCTGGTAAATCAGAGAAACCATTTGAGTTAAAAATTCTTAGACAAGATATTCCAACATACTTAGAATCAGATGAAGATATGGTTAGACTACAATCTAAACTAGATTATCTTAAAGTTGTTTCTAGTTACTTGGAACACATAGTAAAAAACTTACATAGTAGAGGATTTCAATTAAGAAATATAACAACTTGGATTAAATATACGGAGGGTGCGTTATGAGTATATGTGAAAATAATTACTATTACTTCATAGGTGCATTAAATGACCAACAATGTAATGCAATAATAGAGAGAGGGTTATCCGATATGACTCTCACAGAACAAAAAAATGGTAAACAAGCAACTGATGCTACTACTTTTGATTTTAGACAGAAAGGTGGTGAAACATCTAACGCTGGTAATATCGCACAAAATCATTTGACTGCACAAGGTAGAAGAAAAAAAGGTCTTAAAGATGAAGATGTTTATGTTAGAGATACTAAGGTTGGGTGGTTAGCAGATAAATGGATATATGATTTAATACACCCATTTATACGAGAAGCAAATCAAAAAGCAAATTGGAATTACGAATGGGATTTTTCTGAAACTTGTCAGTTTACAGTATATAATCCAGGCCAGTTTTATTCTTGGCATACTGATGGTGGTTCAAGACCATATATACCATTTGACCCAACAGTAGAAGAACAAAGAAGAAAAGATAGTGATGGTAACTATATGATTGCAAAAGATGATACTGGTAAAGAAGTAAAGTTTGATAAAACATATAGGGGTGGTAAATTTGAAGGATTACCTAGATATATTCCAGCGCCTGGTTTTGTAGATAATCCAAATCAATTTTGGAAGACTAGAAAATTATCCGTAACGGTAAATTTAACCAATCCAAAAAATTACAAAGGTGGTAATCTTAAATTTGATTTAGGGCCTCATATGGGTAATAAAAGATATCACACTTGTACAGAAATAAGACCAAGAGGTTCTATCATAGTATTTCCATCATTCATACACCACTTGGTAACTCCAGTTACTGAGGGTACTAGATATTCATTAGTAATATGGAATTTAGGAAAGATGTTCAGATGATTGATACAGTAAAATTTTTTAAAGAAAAAAAGTATGTTCTCATAAAAGAGATGATACCTAAAGATATTGCAAAAGTAGGGGCACAATATTCACATTATGATAGAGCAAGAATGTTTCAACCAGAAGCAGAAGGTGGTCAGATTCCAGGCAGTCATAGTGTTTATGGTGACCCACTTATGGAAACACTTTTAAACTTTGGTAGAAAGTCAATAGAACAATCTACTGGATTAGAATTATGGCCTACTTATTCTTATTATAGATTATATAAAGTAGGTGATATGTTAAAAAGACATAAAGATAGACCATCTTGTGAAGTATCTATTACTTGTTGTTTAGGATATGACTACAAAGATAAAAAAGATTATAACTGGGGTATGTTTGTCGGCCCAGAAGATGGTAAAAGAGGTACAAAGGGTAAGATGATTCCTATGGAGCCTGGTGATGGGGTAATCTATCGTGGGTGTGAAGTGGAACATTGGAGAGAAGCGTTTAACGCACCAGAGGGTGCGTGGCAAACACAAGTATTTTTACATTATGTAGACAAAAACGGCCCATATGGTGATTTTTGTAAATTTGATTCTAGACCAGCACTTGGTCTTCCACACACAACGAAAGATATGGATAAGGTACAAGCTGCAAATGAAGCTGATAAAAATGCACCTTATAGACAAAAAAACATAGACTTTCCAGAATTGAACAAAGAAGAAGTACCTTATGAAAATAGAGAAGAAAAATGAAGTATACATACGAATTGAAACAGAACCACATATCGCAAGAGAACTCTCAGAATATTTTACCTTTGAAGTGCCTGGTGCAAGATTTATGCCCAGTTATAGAAACAAAGTATGGGACGGAAAAATACGATTATTCTCAGTTGCTACTGGACAAATCTATTTGGGATTGTTACCATACATCAGAGAGTTCTGTAAACGAAATGACATTAGATACGAATTAGATTTTAATACAAAACCAGAGGACATTGATGAATCAACTATTAATTCATTTATTAAACACCTTAAAATTCCATACAAAGCTCGTGATTATCAGATTTCTAGTATTCTTTATGGTGCCCGAAAATGTCGTGGTCTTTTTGTTTGTCCTACTGCATCTGGTAAATCGTTAATCATATATGGTTTAACTAGATGGTGTCATTTAAAGAATCTTAAAACATTGATACTTGTACCTACAACAAGTTTAGTAGAACAAATGTCTAGTGATTTCTTAGACTATGGTTGGTTAGAATCATATATTCAAAAAGTATATTCTGGTCATAGTAAAAAAATAGAAAAAGATGTTGTTATATCTACTTGGCAATCTTTACATAAGTTTCCTAAAAAATATTTTGAACAGTTTGGTTGTGTCATAGGTGACGAGGCTCATCTATTCAAAGCAAAATCACTTACATCCATAATGACAAAACTACATTTATGTAAGTATCGTTTTGGTCTTACTGGTACATTAGATGATTTACAAACCCATAAGTTAGTTCTAGAAGGTTTATTTGGTACTACAAACAAAGTTATATCTACAAAAGAACTTATAGAAAAGAAAACATTATCTAATCTTAAAATAGATAGTTTAATTTTAGGGTATAATGAAAATGATTGTAAGATTGTAAAAGATTTAAAATATGCAGATGAAATAGATTATATTGTAAATGATAAAAGAAGATTACATTTTGTAAATAAATTAGTAAATCCACTTAAAGGTAACACATTAGTATTATATCAATTTGTAGAGAAACACGGAAAACCTTTATATGAATTAATAAAGAATACCTATAAAGATAGAAAAGTATTTTTTGTAAGTGGTGGTGTTGATGCATTAACTAGAGAAGAGATTAGAGCTCTAACTGAAAAATCTAAAGATGCGATTATTGTTGCATCATATGGTACTTTTTCTACTGGTATTAATATTAAGAACTTACATAACATAATTTTCTCATCACCATCTAAAAGTAAAATTAGAGTTTTACAATCTATTGGTAGAGGTTTAAGATTGGGTGATAATAAAACTGAGTGTAAATTATTTGACATTGCAGATGACTTTTCATATAAAAACAGACAGAACTTTACACTTCGTCATTTTATGGAACGAATAAATATATATAACGAAGAACAATTTGATTATACAATACATAGGATAAAATTATGATTACTAAACCAGAGTATATAAAATTTAAAGAGATGTATGACTATAAAAGAAAGATTGAGTATAATAAAGAAAAAATTAAAAAAAGAATAGACAAGATGTACGAAGAATTTGAATTTAACATTGCAGAAACAAAAGAAGAGGTTTTTGACCACTTTTGGGGAAATGTAAATTTAGATAGAACTAATTTAGATGAACCTCCAGTTGAATGGAAACCTCAAAACAGAAAGTTAAGGTTGTGGAATGAGTAGTTACCGAATAATGAAATTATCTAATGGTGATGAAATCATTTGTAAGTTGCACAATGCTGAAAATGGATATTTTAAAATAGGATATCCTATGAAGATGTGTACGGTAAATACTATGGGAAAAGATGGTAAATACGAAGAAAATCTTGCACTTCGTAAGTGGGCCACATTTACTAAAGATAAAGTATTTGCAATAGAAAAAAACCAAGTCGTTCTACATTATGAAGTAAATATTGGATTATGTAAATATTATGAATATATTTTAAAAAGATATGATGATGCTGAACGATATAAAAATAAAGACGGTGATGAATTAAAAGTAAATGAAGACAATATTGAAGTCAAAGAACAGATAACTACATTAGAAGAATCCGATATGGAAGAATTAATTGATGAATATCAAAATGTACCTTATGATTATGATGAAACTAAACACTAATTTCAATCAATACAAGAACAAGTATAACACCCAAAAATATTTTGTCAATAGGTAATT